CCACAGTCATCGCTTATGCGCCTAGTCTACACCGAGGGGACCTACGTCTCACGCATGGCGCAGGTTGAGGAGTTGAAGCGTGAAGGCTTTGACTCCTACACCATCGAGGTGGTGCATGACGAGCGCGCTTGTGAAGAGTGCGAAGGCGTGAATGGATCTACGTTTAGGTTCGAGGATATGCAGGTGGGCGTAAACTTCCCGCCGCTCCATCCATATTGCAGGTGCCAGATTGCGCCAGCTGTGGACGACTGGGACGCGTGGCAACAGAAGCAGGAGGAACTTGGCCAAAGGCAGGCGGAGAAAGCGGCAAAGAAGAAAGCAGGTTATAAAGTATCCGCCGGCCGTCGCTCTCGTATTTTCGGTGAACCAGAAGAGGCATCACTTATATTTGACGGTAAGGAGATATGGAGCGGCATCGGAACTGTAAACGATGTAGGCATGCCACCAAAAGAAGATTTATTAAAACTTCTACCTGGTTCTGGCCATACATCTCTGCACAATGTTGCTTTAGTTCATACTCACACGACACGTGTCGGTGGTACGTTTAGCGTTGAAGATATCAATGTTTTAGTTGAATATGGACTAAAGTCAAACACGGCAAGAGAAACGCAAGGAGAAAAAAGGCAATTTGTTCTCGAACGTACTCGTGAAGCAAATATTGAGCTCGGCCGTGAATTAGTGGAAGATTATAGGCTGTTTACACAAGCCACATGGGATAGAGTCTCTTATTCTTATTGGTTGGAACATTATCAAGATCTTGGCGTGCCGTTCTATGATGCTGATACGATTGAAGCCGAGAAAATGCTTAGAGAGCTTCAGCATAAATGGTTGATGGAAAATGCTCAACGATATGGGTATAATTACTATATAAAGTAATTTGAAAAGGTGAATGGCATGAACGCTGTTTTAGACATCTTGAAAAAGTACGAAAATCCTCGCCAGCTTGACGCGGACCAAGACAAAATGTATTGCGTTAGATTTTATATGATGGCAGTCGAAGGAAAACATCCAATCGAGCACGTAAAGCAAATGGCCGGAAGCGCTCCGATGGAGAAGTACCTCCTGCCAGAAGATTATGAGAATTGGAAACGATTAACAGCTGAAGTTTAACCTTCATCAACTAACTAGCTTTCACGAGCCACCTCCGGGTGGCTTTTTTGTTAGACCGCCAAGGAGGTGAGAATATGGCGCGAGTAGTGATCTATATGGCTGAGTGGTGCAGTCTTTGCCGCGGGACTATCAAGAGGATAGTGCCGGCTTTATCTGAAGAGGATATTGAGTATGAGATTGTTGACGTGGACTGCTCACCAAGGTCCAAGGACGCGAAGAGCATCACTCACCTTCCGACGGTGTGCGTTGTGGACGCAGGGGAGCGCGAACTCATGCGTTGCCGAGGATGTCCCACGGATGAAGTACTAGAGAAAATTGTTGAACTGTGTATTGAGAGCGACTAGACGGTCGCTTTTTTTAATGCATCGACCAAGCTTTGATGTCGCTAAAAGCTAAGGAGAAAAGGCACGCCGACGCGCCTGGGAGCGCCGGGGATTAGGAGAAAAACAATGGGTGCAGAAACTAACGCAGCAACAACCACAGAGACCACAGAGGAGACTAAACAGGCTCAAGCTCCTGCAGTGGACGGCGAAGGCGCTAACAAGAACGCGACTAACGCCACCGCACAGACAGAGCCAAAGCAAGACGACAGCAAGCAGCAGCCAAAGTACACGGATGCCGATGTTGACGAGATTGTCTCTAAGCGTCTCGCGAAGTGGGAAAAGCAGCAAGCCGCAAAGGTTGAGGAAGCTGCAAAGCTAGCCGAGATGAATGCTCAGCAAAAAGCAGAGTACGAACGTGACAAGGTTCAGAAGGAGCTTGACGAATACAAGCGTCGCGACACAGTAAACGCGATGGTGGCTGAGTCTCGTCGTCAACTCTCTGAGCAAGGTATCGCGGTCAGCGATGACATTCTCGCGCGTTTAGTGGGTGAGACTGCAGAGGAAACAAAGGCGTCCGTTGACGCTTTCTCAACGGCTTTCACGGCGGCCGTAGAAGATGCCGTGAAGAAACAGCTCGCGGGCAAAGCTCCTGCGGCGGGTGTGGCCACTAAGACAATGACCAAAGAAGAGATCTTGGCCATTAAAGACCCAATCACTCGCCAGGCAGCCATCCGCGACAACATTGGATTATTTGTTTAACACTAAGAAAGGTGGCACATTATGCCAGCAGAAACAGGACTTACCATAAAGACCGACATCGCTCCTGAGATTTCTATTGATTACGTCAACCGATTCTCCCAGGGCATCCAGGAGCTTCAGAAGGCTCTCGGTATTACCAACCTTATTCCAGTACCACAGGGCGGCACCATCAAGACCTATAAGTTCGTGAAGGACGTTAAGAATGGCGTAGTTGCTGAGGGTGACACCATTCCAGCGTCTAACATCAAGCGTCAGCTTGACCAGACCATCGAGCTTCCTCTTAAAAAGTATCGCCGTGTAACTTCCGCCGAGGCTATCCAGCTTCGTGGCCGCGACCATGCAATCAACGAAGCCGACGCTCAGCTTATCGGCACCATCCAGAACGGCATTCGCAGCGACCTGATTGCAAGTGTCGCAACCACCACAGCTGCAGCAAAGAACGGCAAGACCCTCCAGGCAGCTATGGCCAACCTCTGGGCAACTCTGACCGCTAAGTTCGAGGGTTATGACGGATTCGATACTGACGCAGCCAACCCATTCGTCTTCTTCGTCAACCCTCTCGATGTGGCTGACTACCTCGGCACTGCAACCGTAACCACCCAGAACGCCGCAGGCATCACCTACCTCAAGGACTTCCTTGGCCTGGGTACCGCAATCACCTCTTCCGCGGTTAGGGCAGGTACTCTCTTTGGTACTGCAGCTATGAACCTCAACCTGGCATATATCCCAGCAAATGGTTCTGACCTTGCTTCCACTTTCGGCCTGACCTCCGACGCTACTGGCTTCGTTGGTATTACTCACAATATCAACACCAATAACGCAACCTGCGACACCTTGGTTATGTCTGGCGTCAAGATCTTCCCAGAGATTACCGACGGCGTTGTTAAGGCTGAGATTAAGGCAACCGTCTAATTCACGAGTAAGGAGGTGAGCGTATGAGCGTATTAGATCGTGTCAAGACACGACTCGAAGCGGTCGAGGATAAGCCGAGCGATAAGTGGCTGGAAGAGGTCACGCATACGCTCACGGACCGCATTTGTTTGCGCGTTGGTGTATCCACGCTACCCACCACAGCCGAGTCCCTTGTGGTCGATGCGACCGTCAAAGCGGTGAATCGCCGATTCGATGAAGGCATCACACAGGAGGCGGAGGGACAGGGCGGAACCATGTCCCTTCAGTTTGTGGACGACCTGCTCGCGGAGTATGCCGCGGAGCTTTCCGCATTGGCTGAGATTGCTAGGGCGGACAATACCGCCGCTCTGCAGTTCCCAAAGGTGAGGTTCGTATGAAGTGGCGGATGTGCGAGTTGATTGAGCTCGCGGACACCAACGCGCGCGACAAACTAGGCAATCGCGTGCTCTCGCGCCGGGTGCTCACAACCACCCGGGCGAGGGTATGCCCTGCGTCCCTTGTAGAGACGCAAAACGAAGGCAACGACTACGCGGCGTGTGACTTGACGCTTATCACGACAGTTCCCGCCGAGCTTGCCCTCCGTGCGTCTCTTGTACGCTTTCCCGTGATTGACGCTGGCGACGTCTATGAGGTCATCCATGTAAGTGATTTCGGACGCCGTCGCGTTCTGTCACTAAAAAAGCTAAAGGGTGATGTATATGCCTAGTGTTCGCCTGCAGTTTGACGATGGCGGACTTGGCGATGCACTGAAGGAGCTTGCAAACATCAAGCCTGAAATTGTTATGAAGCGCACCGTGAATGAGATAGCCGAAGACCTACGCGCAACCACACCACGAGACACGGGCGAGTTGATTGGATCCATTCGCCAAAGCGTCAAAGGTGGCGAGGGTGAGATTGGCTACACAGGCGAGTATGCGCCACATGTTGAGTATGGCCATAGGCAAAACGTTGGCCAGTACGTTCCGAAGCTTGGCAAGCGCCTAAAGGCACCATTCGTGGAAGGCCAGCACTTCTTTGCTACGGAAATTAAAGCGGCGCGCGCTGTTCTGAAGAAGCGGTGCGGTGAGTATCTAAGGAGTAAAGGCTTATGAGGCAAGCACTAAGGCGACTCCCGCTCGACGACTTTGTCGCGGCGGTTGTGGCACGTGTCAAAGACGGCACGGGCGTTAAATGTGTGACCGACGCGAATAAAGAACCCTCTCCTCTTTATTCCGTCGGCGCACTTTCAGTTCGTCCGGACAAAACAAAAACAATGTGGCTGGACGTCTATACTATCGAGCTCCACGCAATCTCTAAGCCGTCTCGGACGCGCGAGGAGATATTCAAGATGGTAACGGCTCTAGAAGAAGCCATGAGCCAGCCAATTAGTTTGGCTTGTCCGTTCCAGGTCATCCGTCAAACGGATAACGGTCTAAACACAATCAAGCGAGACGAAACAGGAGAGTGGCACGCGGTTGTGTCGTTTGATGTGGTCGTCTCCTATGGTCTGATTATTAAGTAGAAAGGGGCATTACTATGCCAGATTCAACTGCATTCGATAGCGGTGCATATTGTGACGTCTCCGCCGGTGGCGTGAACGCTGTAAACGGCGCAGAGGTCCTGCTCGGCGTATTCAGCGCAGACGGTTCTAAGCTTCTCGCAATCGCTGGCGAGAAGTCTCACAAGGTATCGCTTTCCGCTGATACTACGAGCGTCTCCACGAAGTCTTCTCGCGGTGCTTGGAAGGTCAATCGCGCATCTACCCGTTCCTTCGAGGTTTCCGTCGATACGGTGGCCGTCAAGGACGCTGAGAGCGATAAACTGTTCCGCCAGGCACTAGCCGACGGCACTATTCTGTGCGTCAAGGAGTTCCTGGACAATACCGACTTCACGCCAATCGGTGGTGGCGCTGTCATCGTTACCAAGTACGAGGCTGACTCACCAACCGACGATGTACGCACTGCGTCTGTATCTCTCACAGGCACAGGCAAGTGGACGTGGTTCGACATTGACGCAGCCGCCAAGGCTAAGGCAATCACCAAGCCAACAGGACGATAAGCGTCCATAAACACAACTCACGGGGTAGCTTCGGCTGCCCCTTTTTTATTAGTTAAGGAGTAAGAAATGGCAGATTTTACCTTCGAGGTTGACGGTACTACATACGAGCTTCTCTATGCGGAGAAGCGTGTTGAGATGGCCGAGAGTGCGATTGGTAACAAGAGCATCATCTCCGTATTCACTGCTCAGCCAACTCTGCGCGAGACCAAAACCATCTTCGCGTATGGTATCCGCGAGAGTGGCCAAAGCGCATGGGTTAATCCAACACAGGCCATCGAGCTTGCTGGAAAGTACCTGCAGGAGCACGGCTACGCTCAGATGATTGAAGCCGTAAGCGACTCACTCATGAAGGACTGCGGTTTTTTATTCCAGTAGATCTGGTGAGCCCGCGCTGGGTCAGACCATCCACAAACAAACAACAGGCCAACCAACCACAAGAAGCGCCACAGAAGCCTCTGACAGGCTATGAGCGCGACGCAATGTGGGCGTGGGCGGCTGTTCGCTTTGGATGGACGCCGGACGAATTTGACAGGCTCACAGCGGCTCAGATTGCCCTTCTTCAAGTGGCTGAGCATGACCGCGTTGCGTCTGATCAAATGCTTCTCAATGAAGCAATAGCCAACGCCCTCGCTAATGGTTACAAGAAGAAGAGCGAAGAGCCTGAGCTTCTGTGGGTTGAAGCAAACAAGCCTGACAGAAAGACCATGAGCGCGAAAGAAGCGCGCGACAAAATGGCCGCGCTCGAGAAGGCTCTATCGAATCAACAGAAATAAATGAGAGGAGGTATATATGGCAAGTGACTATACACTCTCCGCGAAGTTCACCGTTAACGCCGACGGCTTTATTGACGGCGTAAATAAGGCGCAGTCTTCACTTAGTCAGATCCAGAACAAGGCGCAGGAAGTATCGCGCTCTATGGATCACAGCATGGGCGACGCGTCTGGCAGCGTGCAGTCATCGTTTGCAGAGCTTAGGTCGCGGGCTCAGAACATTTTCAGCGGTATCGCGAGCAGCGCGAGAAACGGACTGACCAACGCCTGGAACGCTGTACGCACCAACACACAGCAAATCACAAGCTCACTGATTGGCGTAGGCCAGGCGGGAATTGCCGCGGTTGCTGGTATGGCCATCCAGGGCGGCATCGACCGCGCGCTGAACATTGACAACGCACGAAAGAAGCTCGCTGGCTTTGGCCATGACGCCCAGGACATCGAGTCCATTATGGACTCGGCCACTCAGTCAGTTCGTGGCACGGCGTTTGGTCTGGGTGACGCAGCGACAGCCGCAGCAACGCTTTCTGCAGCTGGCATTAAGTCCGGTGAGGATATGACCAACACGCTGAAGTCTGTCGCGAATGTTGCGGCTGCATCTGGTCGAGCGTTCAATGATATTGGCGTCATTTTCAGCTCTGTCGCATCACGCGGTAAGCTGATGGGCGACGACATGCTGCAGCTTTCAAGCTCTGGCGTGCCGGTACTTCAGCTCCTGGGCGAGTACCTTGGCAAGACGTCCAAGGAAGTCTCCGACATGGTCTCCAAGGGCCAGATTGACTTCCATACATTCTCAGAAGCCATGCGCATTGGTCTAGGCGAAGCTGCTCTGTCATCTGGTGACACACTGGCTGGCTCATTCGCTAACGTTCGCGCGGCTCTGTCACGTCTGACCGCTCCAATCTTCACACAAGCCATTCAAGTATTGGTTGATGCGTTCAAGCAAGCAGCACCGGCTATTGACAACATGGGCAAGCAGCTCGGCAATATTCCGACGTTCGTGGCACCTATCGCCGCGGCTTTCTCGGCCATGGCTCTCAGCGGCCTTGCTCCGGTTATTGCCAATATCCCAGTGCTTGGCGGTATGCTTGGCCCTCTGTCTGGTCTGCTTAGCGCGCTAGGTGGTCCCGTTGGAATCGCTATCGCTGCGTTTGCTGGACTGGTTGCGATATCTCCACCGCTGCAAGATGCGCTTGGCAATCTTATGGGCGCGCTTGGTGAGCTTGGCAACGCCTTAGGGCCAATCTTCGGCGCGGCAATAGACGCTATCGTTCCAGTGCTCAACTCAATCGTTGAAGTGCTCGGCGGAGCGTTCGCGGTTGTTGTCAACGGCGCAGCAGATCTAATCAAGCAACTCGCGGACGCAATCACGAATCTATCCACTGGCGGAGGATTCGACGCGTGGCTTCAGTCCATGCAGCCGGTGGCCGACTTTGTTATGAGTATTCTGCAGCCTGCGCTTGACGGACTAAGCACAGGCGCGGGTCTTATCGTTGAAGCGTTCAGCGGTTTCGGCGAAGCTGTCGGAGGAGCGTTTGAGACTCTATCGCCATACATTGAAACAGCAAGGGACGCCATTTCCCAGTTCGCTGCAGCGGCTCAGCCACTTGTTGACACGGTACTCCAGAACTTGGGCGTGGCATTTACCACAGTGGCCACAATCGTGTCCGTGGTATTCGGCGCAGCGTTTGAGGTCGTCGGCGGCATCGTTATGACGGTAATGGGAACAATCTCCGGCATCATTCAGACCACGGTCGGCGTGATTCAGACGGTTATCGGCGTGTTTGTCGGTATCTTCACAGGTAACTGGCAGATGGCCGCCAATGGCGCGCAGACAGTGTTCCAGGGCATGAGTACAACCGTCACGAGCATCGTGAACGGACTCTCGTCTGCTCTGTCCGGCATTGTCAACGGAATCTCTGGAACGTTCCAGGCAGTGTTTAACGGTATCTCGACCACAGTGGGCAACATCTTCCACGGTATCTCGAGCACGATTGGCAACGTCATGGGCGACGCTAAGAACACCGTATCCGGTGCCCTGGACGCCATTAGTGGATTCTTCCGTGGACTACATCTTGAGTTCCCAAAGATTAAGCTTCCGCACTTCAGTATCTCCGGTACATTCTCGCTCGCACCACCATCAGTCCCAAGCTTGGGCATTGAGTGGTACGCCGACGGCGGTGTTCTGATGAACCCGACCATGTTCGGCATGAACGGAAACAAAGCCATGATTGGCGGAGAAGCAGGACCTGAAGCGGTTGCACCAATCAGCACGCTCACAGGCTACATCAGCGATGCGGTGAACAACTCTAAGAGTGACGACGAGCTGATTAGCGAGATTGCTGGGCTGCGTGAAGATGTGCGCAATATGCGCGTTGTGATGGATGGCCAGACGGTCGGTTCAATCGTCTCGCCGTATGTGGATTCGAACCTCGGTGAATATAAGGTGGTGGCAAACAGATGACGGAACTAACAGACACATACGAGGTTGTGGTTGATGGAGTGCCGCTCTGCGCCACCTACCGCTTAGCGGTCACGAACTATACAGACAAGCCGCCAGCCACCAGAACGTCTACAGTGTCTATCCCTGGACGCGATGGAGTGCTGGACTTGTCTGAGTGGCTGACAGGCGCTCCGGTGTTCGACAAGCGAACAATCACCATCACGCTTTCACCGCTCGACACGCACGACTGGGCAAGCGTTGAGACGACGCTGACCGCACTGCGTAACATGCTCCACGGTAGGCGCCTAGAGTTCACGCTGTCCTGGGACGAGGGTTATACCTACACAGGACGCTTTGAGGTCACCTCTCAGACGCTCTACGACGAAACGGCGGCCATTAAGCTAACAATCACTGCAGATCCATACAAGTCGCGTGGTGTCATGCACTACGAACTCGACGGTGAGCTTGGCAAGACCTACATCATCGACGGCCCTGTGCATGCGGTGGTGCCAACCATCACATGCCAAACACGCGCCCTGGTCAATATTAACGGGCGAACCGTTGACCTTCAGCCGGGTGTGTGGATAAACCGCGACTTGGAGCTGCACAACGGAAAGAACCGCGTAACCGTGAACACCACGCCGGACTACGGAACGGCGATATGGCGTGATTATGCGGGGCTCACGTGGGAGAAGCTTGATGGCACAAGCCTGGCATACATCGGCCGCGCTGGAAAGAACAGGCTCAAGGGTCTGACATGGTCCAGCCTTGCCGGTAAGAAGTGGCAGGACATGCGCGGAACGTGGAGAGAGCATGCGTACGTCGATGACGCAGAGACGCACAACAACACAACAGTTACGCTCGACTTCGATTGGAAGGACATTTAATGAGCACAAAGACTCCAAGGCTGGGTCTCACAAAGCCTGACGTCACGGACGAGACTGTTCAGACTATTAAGGACTTGGCCAAGAACTTCGACCTGCTGGATGCTATGTATCCAGTGGGAATTATTATTCAACTAACCAAGCCAACTGACCCCGCAACGTTTTTGGGCGGCACATGGCAGGCATTAAACGGCGTGTTCCTCCTGGCTCAGTCGCAGAAGTTCCCCGCAGGCTCAACGGGCGGCGAGGATACTCACACGCTGACCATTAATGAGATGCCAAGCCACAGCCACGACACCTCGATGCATTACGGCACGGATAACGGCGGTGGTACCCAATGGACTGCACGCTCGGCGGACACCTATACCAATTACCGCTTCCAGGTTGACGCGGTGGGTGGAGGTCAGCCACATAACAACATGCCACCATATCGAGCAGTCTATATGTGGGAGAGGGTGGCATAAATGTATGTGCTGACTTATGCGGGAAACGTCATTCATGATCCGCGTGAGGAAGGCGTGCAAATCTCAGCCGGTAAGCTTGTAGAAGAGTCGGGGCAGTCTCCGACTCTTTCTTTTACCGTGCAGCCAACCCACCCACTCTGGCGCGCATTCAATCGTGAATCGGTCATGAATACCGAGCGCGAGATTGAGCTCACGGAACACGAGACACAGAAGATTCTGTTCCGTGGTCGAATCCGTAAAGTGTCGATGTCCATGAACGGATCTATTGACGTTACCTGTGAGGGCGCTATGGCGTACTTGAACGACACCACGGTTCGTCCATATAAGACATACGACACCGACGAGATTGACTGCGAGATTAACGCCCCCGCTAAGGCTGGCGAGTTGTTCGAGTGGTTCATCGAGCAGCACAACTCGCGCGTGTCGAACCGATGCGAGAAGTTCAAGGTAGGCATTAACGCTGGTGTTAACTTCGGCGCGCTTCAGCGTGGTACCGGCACACGTCCAACCACTCTGAAAGAGATGCGCGAGAAGCTCACAAAGCTCTGCGGCGGTTATTTTCGCGTTCGCTATGTGGGTGAGGATAACTACCTCGACTGGCTGAATGCAGACGGCTCGAGCGAAGCCGCTCAGTCTGTAGAGCTTGGCCAGAACCTTCTTGATCTAAACACTGGCGTGGACGGTAAGGACATCTTCACCGCCATCGTCCCTGTAGGAAAGACCGGCGAAGGCGAAGACGAGAAGGACGTAACCATCGACGATGAACACGCCTACGTTGGCGGCGGTTATGACATTGTTGGCGACGCGGTTGTTGATACTGCTATGGCTGAGCGCTATGGCGTTATCGAGAAGCTGATGGAGTATGACCATCTAAACCAGCC